ACTTGTGATACCTGATCTTACATCTGCACCAAATGTTCCAAGTCCGACACTTGGAGAATCAGTAATTGAAAGGTTATCATTTGTCATCTGAGCATAATCTAAGAGATACACCTCTTCACTGTCATTCAACACAACTAACTCATTTAACTGTGTTCTTTGATCACCACCCAACTCTTGTGTTTGTATGAATAATTTACTGGTTGTAATCGCAGTTGTTCCAAATCCTACAACTTGCACAGGAGAGGGATCTGTAGATCCAATACCTGATGAGGTTGAAATAATATCATATCCTGTTCCAAGTGATAGTGTGCTGATACCTGTCTGAGTATTTGTAAATGTTTCAACTGCAAATAATCTTAGTGCATAGTTATTAAACTTAAATTTAGCTGGAACAAATCTCAATGAACCTGTCGTTCCAGATACTGCAAAGTCAAAGTCACCAAGATCAATCGCAGTTTCCACACGACCAAACTTCATCATGTAACCAGTAGAACGGTCATGAAGTAAATTGAC